AAATGCGAATGGCAGCAATAGGTTTAACAAGCAGGCCAGACTTATTATTAGCCATTGGTGTAGCAGGAGATAACAACAAGTTAGTTAATGCATACATTGAAGAAGCAATGGAAGTAGCAGGTGCTAGCAAAGCAGCAACAATTGGCACAGCAATCCATGCACTAACAGAAAAGTTAGACTTAGGTTTAGACTTAGGTATATTCCCAGAACAATGGATGGGAGATATCAAAGCCTATGAAGCAGCAACAAGTATTCTTACTAAACTTTACATTGAACAATTTACAGTACTAGACAAGTATAAAATTGCAGGTACTCCAGATAGAGTTGTTGAGTATAAAGGTGAACGATTCATTGCAGACTTAAAGACAGGTCGCATTGACCACCCAAACAATATCGCCATGCAGTTAGCAATATATGCTAACGGGTCCCCGTATATGATTGATACGGGAACCCGCGGTACGTGGGGCGATATCAATAAAGAGAAAGCAATTATTGTTCATGCCCCAGCAGGGACAGGAACATGCAAACTTGTATGGATTGACATCAAAGAAGGATGGAAAGGTGTACAGTTTGCGATGAAGGTAAGAAAGTGGCGAGACCAAAAGGGTTTGGCCACTCCATTTGAGCAAGGAGAAGATAGTGCCTAGCACAGAAGCACCCATCAGTATCACAGTAAAAACTACAGCAGGTAGTTTAGTTACAGTCCGAGCAGAAAGCGGAGACGAACTAGACCAGATTGTTGCTAATTCAATTGCAGCAATTGCATCTGCAGCACAAGAACTAGAGACAGCAGTGCGGGGTGCGTCAGCACCAGTAGCACCAGCACCAACAGCACAGTCAGTTGCAGCCGCATTAGGTGGCAACATCATTGAAACAGGAACAACCATTCCTGCACAGGAATATGCACAGCCAGCACCAATGGCAACACTTGGTGGTCGTGCTTGTGCACACGGAAAGATGACAGCAATTCAAGGCATGGGTAAAGATGGTAAGCCATACAAGGGTTACTTTTGCCCAGCACCTAAGGGTGCATTCGACAAGTGCAAGAACCAATATGTTGTGGTTCAGTCACCAGAGTGGAACACATTCGTTCCAGAACAGATTAAGTGAAAACACTTAGACGCTCTATAAACAAAGCAGAGGTAGGCGGAGAACCACTTCCGCCTGCCTTTGCAGCGTTTGAGAGAGCAGGAATTATTCTGCGTAGAGCAGAAGTAACTGTAGTTGCAGGCACTCCAGGTGCAGGTAAATCGTCAGTTGCATTGGCTATTGCTGTGAAAACAAAACATCCTACACTTTACTTTTCAGCAGATACCAATGCACATACGATGGCTATGCGTTTAATTGCCATGAGTGGCAAGATGACACAGGCAACAGCAGAACTATTAATTAAAAACAATCCTACTAAATCACATGAGATACTACAACTAAACAATCATTTATTCTGGTCGTTTGAATCTAGCCCTACACTTAAAGACTTAGATGATGAAGTCTCAGCCTTTGAAACAGTATGGGGTAAGAGTCCAACACTTATTGTTGTAGACAATCTTATGGATGTAGCGATGGATGGGTACGATGAGTTCGGCGCAATGCGTGCAGTAATGAAGGAACTCAAGTACTTAGCCAGAGATACCAACGCAGCAGTATTAGTTCTGCACCACACAAAGGAAGGCTTTGATGGTTATCCATGTCAGCCACGCAGTGCGGTTCAGGGTATGGTCAATCAGATTCCAGCAATGGTTCTAACTATTGGTCAGATGAAACAGGGCGATGACACATACTTGTGTGTAGCCCCAGTTAAAAATAGATATGGCAGAGCAGACCAAACAGGTAGTAACTATGTTAGTCTCTCATTCAATCCAGACTCTATGTACTTAGAAGATGTTCCAGTTAGATACCAACAAGAGGGAATAATGGACCAATGAGTAGTGCAGCCAAGCGCAAAGGTACACAAGGCGGAGAAATCCCAGCAGTTAATTGGTTAAAAGATAATGGTTTTCCATACGCAGAACGCAGACTAGCAGGCAGTCACCTAGACAGAGGTGATATAGCAGGAGTCAATGGAGTAACCATAGAAGTTAAGAACCATGTTAAATTAGACCTAAGCACTTGGATTAAAGAACTAGAAGTAGAAATGATTAACGACCAAGGTTGGACAGGTGTTGTCCTCCATAAGAAAAAAGGAACTAAAGATGTTAACGAATGGTATTGCACTATGCCAGCCAAAGTATGGCTGGATTTAATTAAGCAGGCTATGCATGGACGCAGCGAAACATAGCATTGTAGATTATCTGCATTACATTGGCGCCACCGTGCCTCCAGAGGGCAGCGGTTGGCGCAAAATAAAATGCCCGTTCCACGATGACAGTCATGCATCAGCAGGTCTAAACTTTGATGAGGGTAGATTTAAATGCCATGGCTGTGGTGTAGGTGGAGATGTATACGACTTAATTATCCAGAAGGAAGGAGGTACATATCGTGAGGCTATCAAATTCGCACAGACAATTTCTCTTGCAGGCGGCGCAGCAGTACGCAAACCAGATACATTTAGCAACAGACTATCTGGCAACACGCAATCTCTCGGTCGCAGAGGCGCAGCGATTTCATTTGGGAGTAGTAAGGGACGCTCTTCCAGGTCATGAACAGTATATGGATAGGTTAGCCATTCCATACATCACGCCATCAGGCGTGGTAGATATTAGATTCAGGGCAATGAACGGAGCAGACCCAAAGTATATGGGTATGCCAGGTGCTAAGACCAGCATGTTCAATGCACAGGTAGTACTAACAGCATCAGATTACATCTGTGTCACCGAAGGTGAGATAGACTGTATTACACTCAGCGTTAAAAGTAATCACCCATCAGTAGGTATTCCAGGTGCAAACAATTGGAAGCCATTCTATACAAGAATCCTAGATGATTTTGATACAGTAATCGTGTTAGCAGATGGCGATGCACCAGGTCTAGAGTTCGGCAAGAAGATAAGCAAAGAGTTGGGTAATGTTAATATCATTCAGATGCCAGAAGGCCACGATGTAAACAGTATCGTGCATAAAGAGGGAGTGGATTTCATCAATGAGCGAATCGCCAGATGCCTCAATACCTAAAGAAGATGATGTATGGAAGTACATTAAAGAACATCCACGGCTTATCGGGCTGCCAGTATCAGATAAACGAGGGCTAGATTTACTTAATGCACTAGGTGATGTGGCAGAAATGCTTGACAAAGACCCAAAAATGGCAAAGAAAATGCTGACTATGATTGTTACTATGATAGTAGCCGCAGTTACAGGCAATGGTAACGAGACAGTTGAGGAACTATTAGTGGCAGAAGCAATGCATAAGTTCGACATAGAGGCAAAGGAGATACTCAATGAAAGACCCGAATGACTTTGAAGATATTCTAAAAGAACTGCGTGTGATTATGGTACGTAAACATGCAGACTATGGACCGTTAAATATCTCCAACGCTCCAGGCGGAGCGATGAACGGGCTGCTTGTCCGTATGCATGACAAGATGGCACGGCTAGAGAATCTTTACTATAAAAATAACGACACGCCCAATTATGAATCTATACAAGATTCCTTTATTGACCTAGCAAACTATGCAATAATCGGACTATTGGTACAAAGAGGACAGTGGGAAGGCGTTAACTAGTTAATGTATGTAGATGAGTACGAGGCAATGGTTACAACCCTTGCTGCTGAGTACCACCGCAAGTACCAAATGACTGAGCAATCAGACATACAACAGGTGCTATGGCTGTGGTTTGTTTCTCATCCACAAAAATACAAAGAGTGGTCAGAGTTAGAGCAGAAAGACAGAGACAAGTTAATAGCCAGGTCTCTACGCAATGCAGCCATTAAGTACTGTGAGCGGGAGAAGGCTAGAAAAATTGGCTATGAAATCCTTGACTTATATTACTACAACTCATCAGTTATCGAAGCCTTCCTACCATCCATCATTGCAGAATCATATGAGATTCCAGTAGCAATCAAAGACTTAAACTACAAATTCTCTAAAGGTGAAAGCAATGACACCAATAACTGGTTAGTACTTCGCTCAGACATAGCCACTGCCTACTACAGATTATCAGATGCAAAACAAAACGTGCTTCGTATTAAATACTCAGCAGAAAATGTTGAGTGGAGTGACTTAGCAAGTGAACTATCTACTACTCCAGATGGTGCCCGCATGAAAGTACAGCGGGCAATCAGTAGTCTAATCAGAAATCTTGGTGGGCATAGGCCGTATGCAGAGGAAGATACTTTAGTAGAGGCAGATGATGACGAATCAGGAGAATGATAATGTCAAAGAAATCAGAGAGTTACTACACCCAACGGATTACTCGCACGCTATGGACTTGCGAGGAGAATCTATTGGAGATGTTTGCATATGTGGAGGGGATGTATTTCATGCGCTTGTTGCATTTGACGAGGGTGAACTATGCTTTTATTTCCTTGATGGAGAGTGCGTTAACTGTGGGTCAATGGTCACATTACCTTACCCAAAAAACGAGGACACTATCTAATGCCACTATTTGATTTTAAATGTGAATGCTGCACAGAAGTAATGGAGATTAACGAGAACATCCCACCAGCCTGCCCAACTTGTGGTGAAACTATGCAGCGTGTATGGTCAGCACCAGCCATCAAGTTCAATGGCACAGGTTTCTACTCAACAGGAGGATAGAATGGAAACTTTTTTAATTGGTTTAATGGTTGGTATTATTATTGGTAGAGTTTTTGAAATGTGGGTAGATTGGAAATATAAGAAGTGAGTTACCCAGAATGGCAAGGTACACCTAATTGCAGAAGTGTTG